TTCTGGTTTAGCTTTAATGGCTTGTAATAAAAATAAATATCGACCTGTACCTAAACTTATTAGACAAAATTACGATTTAGGAATAAAAAAATATGATAACAAGGGTCAATTATCAAAAATTATAGATTAAATGAAAAGTATATACACCAACGGTAGTAGTATTTTCCCTAGCCAAGTGGTTAGTGACGCAGAAAAAGCAAGCTGGGAATACGGCGAGCAAGTGGCCCAAGCTATAGAGCAAGAATGGTTTAATCAAGGTAGAACCAATGGTAATAGATACTTAACTAGTTGGAATAATTATAATAGATTAAGGTTATACGCAAGAGGAGAACAACCTACTCAAAAATATAAAGATGAATTATCTATTAATGGTGATTTATCTTATTTAAATTTAGACTGGAAACCTGTTCCTATTATTTCTAAATTTGTAGATATACTAACTAATGGTATTTCTAATAAAGATTATGATATAAATGCTTTTGCTCAAGATCCAGCATCTCTTCAAAAAAGAACTAATTACGCAGAATTATTAGCTCAAGATATTTTTGCTAGAGAAACAATGGAAAAAATAAATGCTCAGTTAGGTGAAAATTTATTTAACACAAACATACCAGAAGAGCAAATGCCTCAAACCCCTGATGAATTAGAATTACATATGCAGCTTTCATATAAGCAAAGTGTAGAGATTGCAGAAGAAGAAGTTATAAACCAAGTATTAGATGTAAATAGATGGAATTTAATAAGAAGAAGGGTTAACTACGACCTAGTTACATGTGGTATAGGAGCTGTTAAAACAGATTTTAATGTATCTAATGGAATAACCGTTGATTATGTTGATCCAGCTTATCTAGTTTATTCTTACACGGAAGACCCTAATTTTGAAGACATTTATTATGTAGGTGAGTTTAAAGCCGTTACTTTACCTGAAATAGCTAAGCAGTTTCCTAATATTTCAGATGATGAATTATTAAAAATTCAAGAATATCAAGGTAATAAAAGTTATATGTATGGATATGGTAATGGTCCATGGGACGAAAGCGCTGTTCCATTATTGTATTTTGAATATAAAACATATAGTGATCAAGTATTTAAAATTAAAGAAACTCCTAATGGTTTATTTAAAGCTATTGAAAAACCAGATACGTTTAACCCACCAGAAAATGAAAATTTTGAAAGAGTAGGTAGAACTATAGAAACATTATACAGAGGTGTTAAAGTTTTAGGTACTAATATAATGCTAAGATGGGAATTATGTCCTAACATGACTAGACCAATGGCTGATACTACTAAAGTAGAAATGAATTACGCTATATGTGCTCCTAGAATGTATAAAGGAAGAATTGATTCTACGGTAAATAGAATTACTGGGTTTGCAGACATGATACAAATAACTCACTTAAAACTTCAACAAGTTATAGCTAGAATGGTACCAGATGGTGTGTTTTTAGATATGGATGGGTTGGCTGAAGTTGATTTAGGTAATGGTACAAATTATAATCCTGCGGAAGCATTAAACATGTATTTTCAAACAGGTTCTGTAGTGGGTAGATCTTTAACTCAAGACGGGGAATTAAATAGAGGTAAAATTCCTGTTCAAGAATTACAAACATCAGGTGGGCAAGCAAAAATACAAAGTTTAATTAGCACATATAATTATTATTTACAAATGATAAGAGACGTGACGGGATTAAACGAAGCACGAGATGGAACATTGCAAGATAAAGATACTTTAGTAGGTTTACAAAAACTTGCTGCACAAGCATCTAACATAGCCACTAAACATATTAACAACGCGAGTTTGTTTTTAACTCTTAGGGCTTGTGAAAACATTTCTAAAAAAGTAGGAGATATGTTAGATTACCCACTAACATCTGAATCTTTAAAAAATAGTATAACTAATTTTAATGCTAATACTTTAAAAGAAATAGATACTCTTAATCTTCATGATTTCGGTATATTTTTAGATTTAGAACCAGACGAAGAAGAAAAAGCTACATTAGAGCAAAACATACAAATAGCATTGTCTGGAGGAGGAATAGATTTAGAAGATGCAATAGAAATAAGACAGATACGTAATTTAAAATTAGCTAATCAAATGCTAAAAATGAAGCGTAAACGTAAATTAGCAAGAGAAAGACAAATGCAGGCTGAAGCAGCACAGCAACAAGCTCAAGCTAATACTCAAGCAGCTCAACACGCAGCTGAAGCTGAAGTTCAAAAACAGCAAGCTTTAACAGCTGAAAAGGTTAATTTAGAGCAAGCTAAATCTCAGTTTGAAATACAACGTATGCAAACAGAGGCAGAAATAAAAAGACAATTGATGGCCGAAGAATTTAATTATCAGCTACAATTAGAACAAATGAAAAATCAACGTGAATCAAGCAAAGAACAAATGATTGAAGATCGTAAAGATAAAAGAACAAGAATAGCTGGTAGTCAGCAAAGTCAAATGATAGATCAAAGACAAAATGATCTTTTACCTATTAATTTTGAAGCTCAAAGTGGGCAGCAACCAACTATTTAGTATTAACTATTTAATTATATTATATTATGGCTGAAGAAGCAGTAAAACAAGAAGGAGACTTTTCTTTAAAAGGAAAGGTTAAACCTAAAAGACCAAAACAATTAGATATAGCTAGTAAAGAAATAGCTAAAATTGATTTAAAGAAAAAAGAAGAAAAGGTTACTGAAGAAGTGCCTAAAATGGATTTAACTAAAAAACCAGAAGAAAATGCCATTCAAGAGCGAAAAACAGAGGAAATTTCTATGGGCGAATCACCCGGAGATAGCAAAAAAATGGACGAACAAGTACGGGTCAGCGATACAGATGTTAAAGAAGAATCTCCGCTCGAAGTAATTGAAGAAGTTAAACCTAAAGAAGAAATAAAAGAAAAACCTCAATTAATTAAAACTCCAGAATTACCAGAAAATGTAGAAAAATTAGTTACATTTATGAATGAAACTGGAGGTACAGTAGAGGATTATGTAGAACTTAATAAAGATTACTCTAAATTAGACAATGATCAATTATTAAAAGAATACTTAAGAAAAACAAAACCTCATTTAGATTCAGAAGATATTAGTCTTATATTAGAAGATTATCAATATGATGAAGATTTAGATGAGCAAAAAGATATACGTAGAAAAAAACTAGCTTATAAAGAAGCTGTTGCTAATGCTAAAAAAGATTTAGAAAATAAAAAATCTAAATACTATGCTGAAATTAAGCAGAGACCAGGTGTTACTCAGGATCAACAAAAAGCTATGGATTTTTTCAATCGTTATAATAAACAGCAAGAAACTATAAAGCAAACTCAGGAAAGATTTAGAACTCAAACTAAAGATTTATTCCAAAATGAATTCAAAGGTTTTGAATATTCATTAGGAGATAAAAACTTTAGATATAAAGTTCAAGATCCTGAAAAAGTTGGCCAAACACAAGCTAATATTGAGAACTTTGTTAATAAATTTTTAGATAAAGACGGAAATATTGGCGACATGACTGGTTATCATAAAGCTTTATATGCTGCGATGAATGCTGATAAACTAGCTTCTCATTTTTATGAGCAAGGTAAAGCAGACGGAGTTAAAAACTTAGTCAAACAATCAAAGAATCCAGCTACAGAAGCGCCGAGGCAGGTTGCCAGTGGGGACGTATTTGTTAAAGGGTTTAAGGTAAAAGCTGTAAGTGGAGCGGATTCATCAAAATTGAAAATCAAAAAACGAACATTTAATAATTAAAATTTAGAAAAATGGCTTTAACCCCACAATTTGGTACTATTGTACCAAGTCAAACGCAGGAAGTCTTACAATCTAACTATTTACAGTGGACAGATAAAGCAGCTGCTGATTTTGCGGATTTCGCACAACAGTATTTGCCTGAGATCTATGAAGCTGAAGTTGAAAGATATGGTAACAGAACCTTATCTGGATTCTTAAGAATGGTTGGTGCTGAGCTTCCTATGACAAGTGACCAAGTAATCTGGTCTGAACAAAATAGATTACACATAGCATACGATAACGCTACTTTTGTTAGTGCTACCGGTGTTATTACGCTTAACCCAGGTGCGGTTGCAGGTGTATACAATGTTATTTCTCCAAGATCAACAGTTGTCGTTATGGATGACTTTGGTGCTGAAGCAAAATGTTTTGTATCTGCTTCAACTCCAGGTGCTGCTGGAACAATTACTGTACAACCTTACACAGCTGCTAATTTAGCAGGAGCTGGTTTAGTAGGTGCTGTAAAAGTATTTGTTTACGGTTCTGAATATTTCAAAGGTTCTACTACTCCAAATTATTCTGGAGCTGGTGCTGCTACAGGTAATGAATACATTAGTGTTGATCCACAATTTACTCAATACCAAAACAACCCTATCATTATTAGAAACAAATACGTTGTAAATGGTTCTGATATGGCACAAATCGGTTGGGTAGAAGTTGCTACAGAAGATGGTACTGGTGGATACTTATGGTATCTAAAAGCTGAGTCTGAAACAAGACTTAGATTTGAGGATTACCTTGAAATGATGTGTGTTGAAGGTGAATTAAATACAGGTGGTGCAATTGCTGCTGGTGATAAAGTAAAAGGTACTCAAGGTCTTTTTGCTGCTATTGAAGCTAGAGGTAATGTACAAGTTGGATTTGCTGCTGCTACTGGTATCAGTGACTTTGACGGTATTTTAAGAAACCTAGATACTCAAGGAGCTATTGAAGAAAACATGCTTTTCTTAGATAGACAAACTGCTTTAGATTTTGATGATATGCTTGCTGCTATATCAGCTGGATCTGCAGGTGGTACTGCTTTTGGATTATTTGAAAACTCAGAAGAAATGGCTTTAAACTTAGGTTTTAGCGGTTTTAGAAGAGGTTCTTATGATTTCTATAAAACAGACTGGAAATACTTAAACGACGCTTCTACACGTGGTGCTATGACTGGACCAAACTCTATTGAAGGAGTTTTAGTTCCTGCTGGTACTACTACTGTTTACGATCAAATTTTAGGAACTAACATCAGAAGACCTTTCTTACACGTAAGATATAGAGCTTCTCAAGCTGATGATAGAAGAATGAAATCTTGGTTAACAGGTTCTGCAGGTGGAGCATTTACTTCAGATCTTGATGCAATGGAGGTTAACTTCCTTTCAGAAAGATGTTTAGTAACTCAAGCTGCTAACAACTTTGTATTATTCAAAGGAGTGTAATTTTTATATAGGTAAGGGCGCTTCGGCGCCCAATACCTTAATTATTTAATTTTATTATATCATGAAAAAAAAGAAACAAAAAGAAGTGGTAGTTGAAGAAACTCCACAAGTAGAAGTAGCAGTTGCTACTCCTAAAAAACCAGTTAAAAAAGATAGCTGGGAAATAAAAGATAGAACTTATATACTTAAAGGAGATAAAGAACCTTTGACATATACTATACCAAGTAGACATACAAGAAGACATCCATTATTATGGTTTGATACAGAAAAAAATTCTCAAAGAGAATTAAGATATGCAACTAATATGAGTTCTCCATTTGTTGATGAACAAAAAGGAGAAGTAACATTAGGTCATATTACTTTTAGAGACGGCACTTTAAACGTTCCTAAAGAAAAAGTAGCTTTGCAGAAATTACTTTCTGTATATCATCCTATGGTTAAAACAAAGTATTATGAGCATGTCCCACAAATGGTGGCTGAAGATGAATTAGAAAAAATAGAATGGGAAATAGAAGCTTTAAATGCCGCTAGAAACATGGACATAGATATTGCTGAAGCTATTGTAAGAGTAGAATACGGATCAAAAGTAAACAAATTATCTTCCAAAGAATTAAGAAGAGATTTATTAATACTTGCAAAAACTAATCCTAAATTATTTTTATCATTAGCTGCAGATGAAAATGTACAGTTAAGAAACTTTGCTATTAATGCGATAGAACAAGATATAATTACTTTGTCTCAGGATCAAAGATCAATTCATTGGGCTAGTAATAATAGAAAGTTAATGACAGTTCCATTTGATGAAAACCCATATTCAGCGTTAGCTGCATGGTTTAAAACAGATGAAGGTGTAGAAGTATTTAGATCTATAGAAAAAAGACTAAATTAAAATAATAGGGGCGGATTCGTCCGCCTCTTTATTAAAATAAAAATATAATGGTAAACGTAAATACAGTATATCAAACAGTACTATTAATCCTTAATCAACAGCAAAGAGGTTATATAACTCCAGACGAGTTTAATAAAATAGCTACACAAGCTCAATTAACAATGTTTGAAGCGTATGCTAGTGATTTAAATCAACAATACCGTTTACCTGATAACGATACAGAGTATGCTGATCGTGTAAAAAATATACAACAAAAATTGCAGTTTTTTCAAAGAGTTGGATCAACTGCGTACGTAGGACCTCAGTTCAAATTAACTACAGCTGGTAGTGATGTTCTGTATAGATTAGGTTCTGTGTTTTATAAAAATATTGAATTAAGTCAATATTCACAAAGAAACGAGATAACACAATTATTACTTTCCCCGTTAACTCAACCCACTGAAAAATTTCCTATATATTTATATGAGAATGATGGATTATATGTGTATCCTACCACTATACAAAACGATATAACGTTTTCATATTTAGCTAAACCTAGAGATGTAGTATGGGGTTTTACCACAGGCGCACAAGGTCAATACCTATATGCTTCTGGAACTTCTGTTCAATTTGACTTAGATGTAACCGAACAAGATGAGTTAATAATGAGAATATTAGCATATGCTGGGGTAATAATACAAGACCCTACTATTATACAAACAGCTTCACAAGCAGTTGCTAATCAAGATAACAACGAAAAACAATAAGATATGCCAATTCCAAACGGAGGTTTAATAACCGAAACTAATCAACAATATTACGCGGGAGCGCAGGGATTTACAATTACTGCCGCGGCAGGGCAAAGTGTTTTTACATTTACATTTAACACAGATTTAATTTTTGGAAGTTGGAATCCAGCAGTTGCTGAATATGGTTTAAATAATTTTAAACTTTATAGTAGTGGAGATGGGATAACTTATACAGAATATGTTTTAGAATATCAAGTAAGGAATAATGTTGTAACTTTGGCTGCTCCATTAGCGCAAAATCATATTTTAGTTTGTCAATTAAAAAGCTTGACAGGTGGAGCGTATGGAAATAGAGACGCGTATGGTGTTACGGTTGAAGAAAATTATGGTAGTTACGCGTATGTTACTTTAAGTGATGTTATTAATAACTTTATTGTAGGATACGTTGGAAAAGATAAATTAATATCCGATGTAAAAAGAACAGATGTGATATTTCACGCTAAAAGAGGTTTGCAAGAGTTTAGTTATGACACATTAAAAAGTGTTAAGTCTCAAGAATTAACTATACCTCCAAACTTAAGTGTTATTCTTCCTCAAGACTATGTTAATTATGTTAGAATATCTAGAATAGATACTCTAGGTGTTCAAAGAATAATATATCCATCAAACAATTTAACTAATAGTCCTTATGAAATGCCTATTCAAGATAGCATAGGAACTCCTACTCAAGATTGGAATGCAGATAATTTAGAAGGTGGTTCTATAACGGAAGAAAGATGGGATAGAGCTAATACAAACCTAATAAGTCAAGACTATAATATGGCTTTATTTAATGATGGTTTTGCTTGGGCTGGATATAACTGGGGTAATGGTAATTACTGGAATTGGGGTGAACAATATGGAATGTCTCCTCAATACGCTCAGTCTAATGGCTGGTTTAATATGAATGATAGAGAAGGTAAGGTTTCTTTTTCTAGTAACCTAGCTAATCAAATCATAATATTAGAATATATATCTGATGGCTTAGCTTATGATTTAGACAGTAGAATACCTAAATTAGCTGAAGATGCTTTATATTCTTATATATCACATGCTATTATTGCTAGTAGAATAAATCAACCTGAATACGTAGTTCAAAGATTAAAAAGAGAAAAAAGCGCTAAACTTAGAAACGCTAAAATTAGATTGTCTAATATTAAATTGGATGAAATAGTTCAAGTTATGCGTGGACAATCTAAATGGATAAAAAGATAAAACATGCCACAAATAGTTAATACTTTTCTAAAGTCTAAGATGAATAAAGACTTAGACAGTAGAATAATACCAAACGGCGAATATAGAGATGCTCAAAATTTACAAATAAGTAGATCACAAGGAGCTGAAGTAGGAGAGTTTGAGAATGTTTTAGGTAACGAACAACAACAGTATTTATATACTGGTAGAAACGGTGCTAACTATACAGGTAAAATAATAGGTCAATTCACAGATCCAGTAGAAGGTAACATGTATATAATGAGTGCTGGTTATTCTGGAAACGGTAGATGTCCTAGAGACATAGTAGTTTATAGTGGCGCTTCATTAGTATCAGCTTCAACTATTTCTTTATATAGTAAAGGTCCGGCAGGAACATTATTAAACCCTGAAGTTTTAGGTGTTGAAGTAGGTATGACTTTATGGGGTGATAACTGGAATGGCCAACCTTCTGGAGATGGAGGTCAAGAAACTGATGCAATAGTTACAGCTGTAACAGCTACAAATATAGTACTTAGTCAATCTATAACTTTAGCTGGAGGAGGTTTTGTTGGAGAAGGAGATAAAATATATATTGGTTGGAATAATACTATTCATAGATATAATGTTAACTCCAATACTTTAACTCTTTTAGTAAGAGGTTCATTTTTAAACTTTCATCAAGATTATAGAATATTTGGGATAAACTTATTAGAAGATTTATTATTCTGGACAGATAATAGAAATCAACCTAGAAAAATAAATGTTACACTAGCTAATCCATTAGATTTAATTGATCCTACACATTATGTTAATGAAGATCAAATATCTGTAGCAAAATATTATCCTTATGAAACACCTTTAGTATTACGCCAAACTATTCGAGGTATTACAGCTGGAACTCAAGATACTGCTCGAAAAGGTTATACATTAACAATGGCTGACACAACTAATATTCAAATAGGTGATATAGTAAGTGGTTTTCCTTCTCAAGGTAGTCAAGAGCTTTGGAACGTAATATACATAGATCCAAATGTTTCAGTAGTTATTTACAATAATTTTAAAGATGGTAGTGTTACTCAGACACCAGGTGCTTATAACGGTGCTGATAATATAAATATTACTTTTAGTAATACCGCAATGTCAAATTCTGCAGAAAGAAAGTTATCTAGAGGATTTGATCAAACATGTAGAGCTGCTGGTGCTGTCGCTGTTGGTAATTTACTTTCTATAAACTATAATTATAATAACGTAAATACTGAACAGTCACCTCAACCAACACCAAGAATAGGAGACTATATAACAAGTGCCACAATGGACGGTCCTAGTGGATTGGGAATTACAATAAGTGATGAAGTTGTTATAACAGAAGTTAATTTAATAACTACAGGAGCTACAGGAAAAATTGATATAAAACTTTCTAAAGCGGTTACAGTAAATGCTGTAGGAAATGATATTACTATTTCAGCAAATCCAAATTACAATGATACTTTTACTGGTGATCCTGATTTAATAGAAGAAAAACTTGTAAGATTTAGTTATAGGTTTAAATATGAAGATAATGAATATTCTTTAGCAGCTCCTTATACACAAATATGTTTTATACCTGATCAAGAAGGAATTGTAGGTGGAGGCAAGAACGAGCAATTGCAAGATATGCTTAATATATATGATTCTACAATTGTTGAATGGTTTAAAAATAAAATAGATACTATAGCTTTAAAAATTCCTTTACCTGATGGTGGAGGAACAAGAGCTGAAGCTTTACAATCTTTGATCGATAATTATAAAATAACTAATATAGAAATATTATATAAAGAATCAGATGGTTTATCTTCTAAAATTCTTGATTCGATAGAGGTTAATAATCTTACAGCTTCAAATATTGTAAAAATTCCTAATGATATTAATAATAGTACTCAATGGTATTATGATTTTAATTATGAATCAATAAAACCTTATAGAACTTTACCTACAAGTGAGCAAAATAGAGTTTATGACAATGTGCCTTTGAAGGCTTTAGGTCAAGAAATTTCTGCTAATAGAGTTATATATGGAAACTTTTTGCAAAAACATACACCACCTAACAACTTAGATTACGAGGTTATAAATAGTAATAAATCTGTTAGCTATGACAATTACTCACAATACCCTAACCACTCAATTAAACAAAATAGAAATTATCAAGTAGGGTGGGTTTTATCAGATAGATATGGTAGAGCTTCTAGCGTAATTTTATCTAGCAACGATGATAATCCATTATTAAATGGTTCTACTATTTACGTTCCATATAAAACATTTGGAGAAGTAGATGATCCTATTAACGATGTAACAACTTATAAATGGTTAGGAAATGCTTTAAGAGTTAAATTAAATAACGGTATTAACCAAACAACTAACAATTCAATAACTGGTGAACCTGGTTTATTTAAAGCTGAATCAGATACAGGAGTAGATGAAGTTACTTTAGTTTCCGGTGGCGTAGGACATGCTGTCGGTGATATTATAACATTTAGTTATTTACCAACAGTGGTAGGTTTAGGTCAAGATTTAAGTATTGAGGTTGTAAGTGAAACAGGTGGTGTTATTACTGGTTTAAAAATAGTAAACAGAGGTAGTGGTTATGTTAACGGTCAACAACTACACCAATCAGGTACAACTGGAACTGGTACTAGCGCTGTAATTAATATCGTAGTTTATGACGCTAATCCTACGGGTTGGCAATCATATAAGTTAGTTGTAAAGCAACAAGAGCAAGAGTATTATAATGTATATTTACCCGGTTTTATATCAGGTTATCCAGTAATAAATTCTAGTGATTATGGTAGAGTAGCTTTTTCAGTATTATTAGGAGACAATATAAATAAAGTACCTAGAGATTTAAATGAAGTTGGACCATTACAAGATGAGTTTTCCGCTTCAGTTAATTTATTTGGAAGAGTAAACAACCCAAATATTGACAATAAAAATAAAGGAGGTTCGGGTAATTATTATAATAATAGAATATACCCATGGAATACTCAATATTTTCCAGGTAGACAAAACGACGAAGCAGTTACAATTGGAACTATAGGAGCGAGTGGTTTACAGTTAGGAACTTCTCCTTTTACTGCTAGTGTAGCTGCTGGAGATTTTGACAATGCTACTGGTAGTGTTCCTTGGGGAACAACAGGTTTATATCAAAGTTTGTACAATCAAGAACAAGCTCCTATAGCAATGGGTTTAAAAATTGGCGCAGAAGAATCTCAACCACAATTAACTCAATCAGGATCTCCTCAATTAAATACATTGGGTTCAAAAGTTACAGCTAATGTTTTTGGATCTGGTCAAGGTACTAATGATGGTTGTATGGTTCCTTTTTTAAGTGTATCTGAAACCTCACCGGTAGAAAGTTTATTAGAAATATTTTATGAATCATCTACATCTGGAAACTTTATAGATTTAAATAGACAGGTTAACGCAGACTATGCAGGTGTTTCTGGAACTACAGCTACTGCAGGTAGTTTTGATGAAAGCGATACTTCGGGAACAGACGTAATAACAGCGTTTAGTTTTACAGATTCTGCTGGTAATAATTTAACACTGGATAGCGTTCCTACTATTACTCAAGTTTTAGATGGAAACGGAGTAGATGTCACAGGTGCTTTTACTATAGTACAAAATGGAGGAACTCCTTTGAATTTTGATATAAAAACAAATCAGTTATTTTGGTATGGCAAAGAAACACCTAGTAAATCTAATACTTTTTCATTATCTTTTCAAACTAGTTATAGTAGTGGAGCATATATAGATATATTAAACAATCAAATAACTATTAATCTAAATAACGTTGCTCCTGAAATTGGAGGTTTTACTCCTTCAGTAGGTCCAGATGCTGGCTCTGAACAAGCTTGTGGTAAAGCAGGTGGTTCTTCAGGGTATGATTCAACTGTTACTAATTTTGGTCAATTTACAGGTGGTAAAAATGGAAGTGCAGATCCAGGTAATAATACATTAGAATTATGTTATAGTCTTTCTGTACTAGCCGCACCAGTAGGATCAACAGCTGTTTTTGAAATAGATCAAACTGGAAACGTAACAAAAACAAGTGGAACTTCAGTTAATGGTACATATAGTTTTGAATGTACTTTAACAGACGCGGCTTCTAGTTGTGTAAGTTCTACAGGAAGTTTACAAACAACTTGTAATTATGACGTGGTTTTAGGAACTCCTAAAGTAAATCAAGTATTGTGTTTTGGAGCACACCCCGCAACAATGAGTGGTTTAGATACAACTTGTGTATACGGAGGAACAGGTTATCCTTTAGAAGTATTTTTTGGAGCAAATAGATTTGTTAACTCAGGAATAAACGGTACAGTGGGGTTAAACGTAGGAAGTTCTACATCTAGTCTTTTAGGTACTATTGATACAAGCTTAGGTTTAGGAGCTACTGGTTATCAACTACCATCCAATGGTGGATTAGATTTAAGATACTATAATGCTTATCAAGAAGCTTTAAATAATTTTACTTGTGGTCTTCCGCCTGTAACACCAGCATTTACAACAGGTAAATTGGTTCAAGGAGTTTTTGCATTAAAAGTAATATTAAGTAAAACAGCTTTTGCTTCTACCTCTAATGATTATAAAACAAACTTTACAATATTATATAGAGCATCGGCATCAGATCCGTGGCAACTAGCTACAGCAGATTCTAGTTCTCCTACAAATCCAAGTTCTACAGTTGGAAACTTTAATTTATTAACTGTTACTGGTAGTGGAATAGCTAGTTCATCATTAACTTATCATTTTAGTGCAGTAGGAGAATATGCTTTTAGAAACACAGGAGTACAAAATGGAACTGGATGTTCAGGTGGTGGTTGTTACACATGTGCAAGAGTTGATGTTGAATTTTATGATGCAACATTTGGAGTTGCATCACCAGCT